GTTTTCCATCGCCCAAGTTCTTAAGAAGCGCAATAGCCTGAACGTATCGTTCTTGGTACAACTTATACATCCCATCGTCCATTCCGCTTTTCATGTATACACCGGCTTCACACAACGTGCCATACAACAACGCAGAACTAAAATGCTCTCCCAGCCATGTGGTTGTTGCAGTAACAATCGACTCGGGCATAATAAAATAACTTAAATTTGTTACCAACGCAGCATTAGGGGTAGGCCCTAGAATAAACTGCAATTGCGTCACAGGCGATGAGGGGCCGTTAATTGCGTAGTGTTTTGGCGTTCCTGTTGTAGCAGGGTTAGGATACGCCTCTTGCATGAACGCTGGGTCTTTGTTCAGCAAGTAAATATAGTTTCCACTCGCATCAATCACAGCAAAAGAAAACACAGACAACAGATCTGTAGGCGCATTAAACGTTTGTACACTTGGCGTTAACGCTGTGCTTGATGTCTTACGCGTATTGGCAAGCTGCACCGTGTTATAGATGCGTTGCTCCGCCTGCTGAATCATGGTATTCATGTCAGTAGTGTCGAAGGTGTTCTGCGTGTAATCGCTTACCGCAGTCACCAATTGAGCATAAGTCAACGAACCTAGTGTTGCCATGTAAAAACCTTAAGCCATTGGCCCACGGGCCGTTCTACCTTTGGTAGCCGCGCCATTGCCACGGGTAACAATACCAGAAGTCTTTGTCTCACCGCCAGAAAACTTACTGATGTTGCCTACGGTCATTTCAACTGTATCAGCACGGCTTAAGTTTTTACCAGCGCCGGGATTATCTTCAACAGTAACTTTTTTACCGGTCATGGTGTGCGGCTTTGCATAAACCTTGGCATCGCCAACCTCTTTACCCATCATTTTTTTACTTTGCATATTAGCCTCGCTTTTGTGCTGCAATTTTAGCCAAACCTCGACCCATTGTCTTCATGTTGGCATTGGTTTTACCAACAGTACCATGTATGGGGCCATTTTGAATTGGTGCTTTAGAGCCGCTGTTACCTAAGTTTTTACCTTCGGTCTTGCCTTTTTTAGCAATGCCGTCTGCTGATCGTGTATATGCCATTTTTAGCTCCTATGAAACTGTTACTGTACCAACAAATGTTGTTGCAACCAAGTAGTTTGGCGTGAGATATACATCATAGTCTCTAGCCCCACCTACAGGGTTCCAACCCCACTGAATATCTCGCGAACCACCCGTTAAATTACCACTTGTATTCAAACCCGCCGTTACATATGTTGTGTCTGGCCGTGGCTGATATAAAGCCTGTGGATCATTAACAGGATACATTCCTAACTGCAACTGCGGCTGATCTGGATCCCAACAAGCTTCACATACTTTAAGCTGATAAAGTTTAGTCTTGATGACTTCAACCTTTAGCTGCTTTAACTTGTAGCGCTGGCCACACCGATCACATTCGGCAATTGCATACTTACCAGATGCAAACGGTGTTGTCATTAAGAACCACCACCAATATAGGCTATACGAGGCGCCAGCCTCAATATAGCCTTCTCGCGATCTTCCTGTGCAGCAAGCTTGTATTGTTCGTCATAAACGGCTTTGAGCATATCTAAACGGCCCTGTAACTCAGGCACCTTCATGGCAATGTAGTAGGCTAGTCCAGCCACTGCACATGGTAGAAAGCGAAAATTCATATCGGATGTCTGTATACCCGCGCCCGAGTCTTGGATGCGGCGCATTCTGTAGTAGACAAACTGGTATTGCTGGGATCCATCTGGTGTAGGCCATACAGTTACAGCCGGCAGCTGGGGCACAAACACCGCCGTAGCAGTTATATGCGTAGCCGCAGTTGTATTGTTCTGGCCACGGAATACACCGCCCAGCACATTACCACTGATAAAAGTGTAGTAAATATCTTCAGTATCAACCCGAATAAATCCAGAGCCGGCTAACCCTACAACCGTACTCAGCGTGATAGTTGTAGCCGTGGCCGTAATTGCACCATTCAGCACAGCGTTAGTAGGATTAGTCTCGCCAGAAAGACGCTGAATCCAAACTTGGATCGGCCTGCCTTGAACCAGCTTGTTAGGAATCGTTGCATAAGTAGAAACGCTGATGCGCGTAATACTTAAGTCGGCCTGCGTAGATGCGTTATTGGCCTGCGTCCGGATCACATGATCTAGCAAGTCAATCGTATCTGTAGGTAGTGCGTATGTAGCCAATCCTTGAGTCAGAGTAATAGTCCCAGTCTCAATCGTCCACATATTAATGCCGCGATTTGCCCACTCAATGGTCATGATGTTAAGAGAACGGCGGGCTGTACGTAAGTCATAACCTGTACGCATCTCCCGGCCAGCCCTCTCCCACGCCTCTTCAGCCAGCTCGGTGAAGTCCATGTTAAAGGCTGTGGTACCCGTTGTGGTCATTTGCTATATCCTAAAGACTGAAGCAGTTGAGCAAGCTTTTGTGAATCCGCTGAAGATCCAGTGCCTCGTCCTTGAAGCGCTTTAAGCAAATCGCCCAGTTGGCCACCAAGTCCAGCCTGCCTTTGCTTGTTTTGATACTCAATAGGATCAAATGCCTGCTCTGGTGTGACATCAAACATTGGAGGCTCGTCATAACCTTCATCTTGGTTATACCGGGTATCTATTGGCATATTTCCGGGATTTTGACGCGCAATATTTTCTATTGGGTTATACCCAATTTGAGGTTGTTGGTATTCCGGCTCGGCACCGGTAAAACCATACATTTCTCTTAAACGCGCCATAGTGATTGGATCATTGGCATACTTTTGGAAAAAAGAAGGTGTTCCAATTTCCATGCCGCCGTTTGGATTGTCATAACCAGCGATAAATGTGCCATCGTCCATTGTGATGCCGCCAGTACGCACTTTGTCGTAACCCTGACCATTGTAGACATATTGAAATTCAGACGGCGTAACACCCATCGTAGCTTTGTGCATAGCCATTTGCTCTGGTGTATATCCAGAGATAGGCTGACCATCGTATCCAATTTCAGTTAAAGAACCATCCGCGTTTTGACGATAAGAAGTTCTTGGGCCCACTTGCTGAGTTTGTGATGTGCCAGTAGTCCTTGGCCCAGCGTAATCTTGTGGATAAATCTCTGGACGGCGTGGCTCCTCATACCGTGGCTCTTCTGGACGGCGTGGCTCTTCTGGCAGTGGAGGACGCGTTGGCTCCGGAGAATAACGCATTGGCTCTGGATCTGGACGGCGTGGCTCATAGATAATTCGCTCATCAGGGCGTTTTGGGTCTTTATACGGTGACTCTAGTGGAAATGACATTTCCGGTGGAATATCGCCACCCTCTGCATACTTACGCATTGCAGAACGCAAACCCATCGGGGCTTTGACCATTTGACGGCTTGTAGGAGCTGGCGCAGCGCCAGGCATATCCTTGGCCATAAGTTTGTTGTATAAATTAGGCATTATTTTCTTGCTCCTGCTGTTTTCTTTGCTATAGATTTAGGTTGCGCTACAAATTGTTTACCAGCCGCTTTTCCTGCGCGTTTGGCTCTAGTAGTTGCGGCGTATTCTGCTGGGGTTAAAGATTTAATGGCAGCTTCAGGCAAATATCGCTCTCCCGTCACACTTGACGGCTTACCAGACTTAGTGCGCCATTTCTGGTCACCCCAATCCTTAAGCGATTTTTGAGGAGCTTTCAATCTCTATACCCCCCACCAGCTTTTTTGTAACGTTGTGCAACCATTTGTGCTTTTCTGGCTGACCATTGTCCTGCGCCTGTCCCTGCCGTGGCTTCTGCCTTCACAGCGTTAAATATACGTTTACGTAATTCAGGTTTAGTGTAATTGCCTGCAGCGTTGACTGTAGATTTACCACCTTCTGCCATCTTTTTAGGTTTGACACCTTTGGCCTTCATGGCAATAGCGGTAGCCGCTTGTTGTGCCAACCCACCATTTTTATAAGAAGCCGTCTTGGCAGCGTTAGCAAAATCACTTTTTTTAGGAGCACCAGTCGAACCCGGACTACGCATCTTCTCGCCTGAACCCGCAGCAATACGTTTTTTCTTTGCGGCAATATTGGCATACAAGCCAACAGGCCCACCTTTAGCGTACTCAGTAAAGTCGGTGTCATCCCTACGTTCTTTGCGTACACCTTTGGGCATTTTTGAGGCGCTCATTGCACCCATTCCACGGCTTGCCATCATTTTGGACTTCCTTTAGCTTTCTTGGCTAGAAACAATTTATCAACCATTTCTATCCGTTGAGGTTTAGTTGTCACTTTGTTAATAATACCCAACCGCTTGGGTTTGCTGGCGCCATAAAACCCAGCCTTCTTTAAAGATTTAACTACTTTAGCAGCTGGTTTTACGGTAGTCATATCAACACATCTTTCCGCGAGTCTTGCCTTTAGTAGCAATACCATCGGCTGCTTTAGTAAATCCGCCCTTGGCCAGCTTGGTCATTGACTCGCCTTTATGCAAACGGCCTTCGTGTTTGTTCACAGCTTTTTGCATCATGCCTTTGTCTTGCTTCATGTCTGCTTTAGCCATGCCGCCATGTTTCATGGCAGAGTCTTTCATCATCTTGCCATCGGGCATCTTGTGCATTCCCCCAGATGCCATCATTTTAGATTTCATCATGCCACCAGAGGCCATCATTTTTGACATACCGCCTGAGGCCATCATCTTGGACATACCGCCTCTTTTATAACTACCAAGATCTTCTGAATTAGCGCGATTACCAGCCAGCCCTTTAACATCAACACCACGATCACTTAAACGTTTACCGGCAATTCCCGGGCTTAAGCCACGTTCACGGCTATACACCCTATCGTCATCCTTGTTCATGTACGAAGAAGACTTAACTCGTTTAACGTCTGCATCAAATTGATCGTCTTTTGTCATGCCTCCGCTTGCCATCTTACCTTTACCATCAGCCGCAAAAGCTGGAACTTTTTGTCCATCTTTCATAACCATTGGCATACCGCCTGAAGCGTAGCCTTTTTTCATCATGCCACCGCTGGCCA